GGCTTCCGGTCGGACGGCTCGCGCTGAGGGGGTACCCCCCCCACGGCCTTGGGTCCTTCCACCCCCCGCCCCCTGAACGGGGTACGCGCGACCTCGGGGGGTAGGTAGGTGCCAGGGTCAAAAACCCTGAATCATGAATCGTGAATCATTCAACAGGAGGGCGCCTCTGGCGGAGGGCGAGGCGCGATAGGGCGTGAGCGGCGACGACAAGGCGTTCATGACGCAGGCGGAATATTCCCGGCATCGGGGCGTCGTGCGCTCGACGGTGACCGTGTGGAAGAACCGCGGCCGCCTGGTGATCGACGCCAAGGGGCGGATCGACGTCGCCGCCAGCGACCGCGCGCTCGACGAGCGGCCGAAGGTCTATCGTGGCGGCTCGACGGAAGCGCCGAGCCTCGCGCCGGCGGGCGATCTCTTCGGCGCAGCGGCACAGGCCGCGCTGGCGCCCGTAGAGGAAGTCGACCCGGACAGCTCGCGCTGGTCAACCGCGACAGCGACGCGGGTCAAGGAAACCTATCTCGCCCTTCAGCGGAAGGCCGAATACGAGAAGACGATCGGCCAGCTGGTGTCGATCGAGGACGTCGCCCGGCAGCTGGAAGCCGAGTATGCGGCGATCAAGGAACGGCTGTTGACCATCCCTGGCAAGATCGCAGCGAGCCTCGTCGGCCTCGGCACGGCGGCGATCGACGACGCGCTGCAGGCGGAGATCATCGAAGCGCTTGGCGACCTCCATGAGCCTGCTCGAGACAGAGATCGGACCATCGGCGCTGGCGGCGCGGCTGCGGCAGGCGCGTTCAGTCTTTCGGCCGCCGGCCAGGCTTAACCTCGTCGAATGGTCGGACGCATTCCGCTTCGTCTCGTCGAAGACGTCGGCCTCGCCCGGCCGCTGGAAGACGAAGGCGCAGCCCTGCGGCATCGGCCTTCACCTGGCGGTGACGGAACGCGACACGCACACCGTCACCGCCATGGCGGCGACGCAGGTGATCAAGACGGAGTGGCTGCTCAACGCCACCGCCTATTACGCGGTGCAGGATCCTTCGGCGGTGCTGTTTGTGCAGCCGACGCAGGGCGCGGCGATCAGCTTCTCGAAAGAGCGCTTCGATCCGACGGTCGATGTGACGCCGGCGCTCAAGGCGGCGCTGGCCCCGTTCCGGGACCGGAACACGCTCGATCACAAGGAATTCGCCGGCGGCGCGATCGATTTCGTCGGCGCCAATTCGCCGATGGATCTCGCTTCACGACCGAAGCGGGTGATCGTCAGCGACGAGGTCGACAAATATCCGGCCTCGGCCGGTGCCGAAGGCGACCCGCTCTATCTCGCCGAGGAACGCGCCTCGACCTTCCGGGCGCTCGGCCGCGCCAAGTTCCTGCGGGCCTGCTCGCCGACCAATGAGGACACGTCGCGCATCGGCCGCGAGTACCGCGCCAGTGACCAGCGGCGATGCTTCGTGCCGTGCCCCCATTGCAGCCACCGCTTCGAGCTCCTGTGGCGGCATGTCGTCTGGGACAAGGACAGCTTCGGCGACCCGCTCCCGGAAACGGCGGGCATCGCCTGCCCGGGATGCGGTGTCGTATGGAGCGAGGGCGACCGTCTCCGGGCGCTGGATGCCCTCACCGATCTGCCGGATCATGGCTGGCGACAGACGCGGATGTTCAACTGCTGCGGCGAGCGGCAGGAGCCGAAGGCGTGGACGCCGCAAGGCCGCTCGCTCTGCGGCATCTGCGGCAAGCCAGCGCCCTATGGCGGCCATGCCGGCTTCGTCATCTCGAAACTGATGTCGCGGCGGCATCGCCTGTCCGACGTCGTCACCGAATTCAACACCGCCCGGGGCGATCCCGAGGCGATGAAGAAGTTCACGAACACCGCCCTCGCCGAGCTGTGGAAGCCCTCGGGGCGTGAGAAGGTCGACGGCGAGCGCCTGATGGCGCGGGCCGAAACCTTCGGCCCCGAGGATCTGCCGAACTGGATCGAGGCCATCACGGTCGGCGTCGATACGCAAGGCAACCGCCTCGAGGTGCAGTTCATCGGCTGGGGGCCCGACGAGGAATGCGCGCCCTTCCTCTATGAAGTGATCCACCAGGATCCCGCGCAGCCGGCCGCATGGGCTGAGCTTGACGCGCTGCTGATGTCGACCTTCAAGCGGCGCGACGGCGTCACGCTCCGCGTCGCCGCGGCCGCGATCGATACCGGCGGCCATCATGCCGCGCAGGTCTATGCCTTCACGAGAGCCCGGCGCCGCCGGCGCATCTTCGCCATCAAGGGTCGCGCCGGTGCCTGGCCCATCTGGCCGAGCCAGGCGCGGCGCTCGAAGACAGGCGAACAGTTCTGGCCGGTCGGCGTCGACACTGCGAAGGACGCCATCTATGGGCGCCTCCGGATCGAGATCGAGGATGGCGAGGCGCGCCGTCCCGGCATGATCCACTTCCGGGCCGGCGAGGGGTTCGGCCTCGACTATTACGAGCAGCTGACCTCGGAACATCGCGAGGTGCGCCGGCAGCGCGGCCAGAGCTATGCCGTTTGGGTGCTGCCAGAGGGCAAGCGAAACGAGGCCCTCGACACCTTCGTCTATGCGTATGCGGCGCGAAAAACGCTGCCGCGGCGGATCGATGCCAGCCTCGAATTCGGGTTGCCGCAGCCCGAGGCCGATGCCCCGCCGCCCGCACCACCAAGGCGGGCGCCGCCACCGCTCGCGATGGAAACGACAACGCGACCCGAGTCCATGCTCAAGCCGACCCGCTCGCGCGGCGGATGGCTGCAACCAAGGAGATGACGATGGCCAAGGCCGACAAGACCGCGATCGCCGACGAGGATGCTGGCCGTCCGCTTCTCGAAGACGGCGAACTCGACGAGGCGCAACTCGAGGCGCGCGCCAGCGGCGTGCTGATCCTGCATTCGTCGGGTCGCTGGACCTGGCCGGGCTGCCCGACCGATCCGGGCTCCGCCTATCTGCGGCTTCCGCGCGAGTCGGTGCCGGACGCCGTCGTCAAGAAGGCGATCGCCAATGGCGATCTCGTCGTGACCGTGGTCGACGGCAATGGCAGCCCGACCGCCGTCAAGGCGCTGAAGGCGGGCGAGGAAGCGCCGCGCGTGCTGTCCGCCACCGTCGCCGGCACCGTCGACGCCGCAACCGAGTAAGCTCATGGCCGAGGTTGACGCCCGTCGCAGGCTCGAGGCGCTTGAGGAAGCAATTTTCTCAGGTGCCAAGACTGTCAGCTATGACGGGAAGAGCGTCGAATACATGCCGCTTTCCGAAATGATCTCACTTCGGAACACTCTGAGGCGAGAACTCGGCATCCCGGTGCCCGGCCGCCGCAGCGTGGCGACCTTCCGATCGGGGTTCTGATGGCCAAAGAAAACTGGCTGGATCGCGCCATCAGCTTCGCCTTTCCGTCGATCGGAGCGGCGCGCATGGACGCGAGGGCGCGGATTGCCCGGGCGGACCGCATCCGTAACCTGTTCGAAGGCGCCAGCCGCAGCCGCCGCACGGACGGCTGGCGGGCGGTCACGACGGACGCCAATGCCGAGACGTTCCTGGCGAATGGCCGCCTGCGCGACGTGGCGCGCGATCTCGTGCGCAACAATGCCTTCGCCGCGCGGGCATCGTGCTGTCGGTCAAGGCGGCGCGGCAGCAGCGACAGGATCGCGTCAAGGGCCTGATCCGCGACCATTTCGAGACGACGGCAATCGACGCCGACGGGCGGCTGAACATCTATGGCCTGCAGGCGCTGGCGATGGCGACGATCGTCGAGGCCGGCGAGGTCCTGATCAGGCGCCGCGTGCGGCGGGCCGAAGACGGCTTGCAGCTGCCGCTGCAGCTTCAGGTGCTCGAGCCGGACTTCCTCGACACCAATGTCGACGGGCCGCTCGGCAACGGCAATTATGCCGTCCAAGGCATCGAGTTCGACCTGCGCGGCCAGCGGGTCGCCTATTACCTGTTCGACCAGCATCCGGGCGATATGCGCGGCTTCAGCGGCTATCGCGGCAACCGCGTCTCGGCCGACTTCGTGACGCATGTCTACCGGGTCGACCGGCCGGGGCAGGTGCGCGGCGTCACCTGGTTCGCGCCGGTGATCACACGGCTGCACGACCTCGCCGACCTTTCCGACGCCCAGCTCATGAAACAGAAGATCGCGGCGTGCTTTGCGGCCTTCATCAAGGACAATGGGCAGGGCGAGAGCTATGTCCAGCAGCCGGCCGGCCCGGACGGAGCACCGTCGACGAGCGCTTACCCGATCGAGGCTTTCGAGCCGGGCATGATCGAACGGCTCGGCGAGGGTGAAGACATCAGCTTCGCCTCGCCGCCGCAGTCGCAGGATTTTGCCCCCTATTCGATGCTGGTGCTGCGCGAGATCGCGACCGGCATGAACATTCCCTATGAGGCGATGACCGGCGACCTGACCGGCGTCAATTTTTCGTCGGGCCGAATGGGTTGGCTGGAATTCCAGCGGGCGATCGAGGGCTGGCGCTGGAACATGCTCATCCCCGGTATGATGGACCCGGTCATGCGCTGGGGGAACGAGGCCGTGCGGGCCGTCACCATGTCGTCGGAGCCCTACCGGATCGAGTGCACGCCGCCGCGTCGCGAGATGATCGACCCGGCCAACGATATCAAGGCGGCGCAGCAGGCGATCCGGTCGGGCCTTTCCTCGCGTAGCAGCGAAGTCCGCAAGCTCGGCTATGAGCCGGAAGAGATCGACGCCGAAATCAAGGCGGACAACGATCGGGCCGACAGGTTCGGCCTCGTGCTCGACAGCGACCCGCGCAAGACGAGCGCGGCTGGACTGACGCAGGCGCGGCCGGAAAACACCGTACTGCCGCCGACCAACCTTCAATAGGAGCTGCCCTATGGACGGCGCCAACTCCCTCGTCCTCAACGGCGAGCTGATGCTCTATGGCATCGTCGACCCGTGGAACGATCCCGGCACGACGCTGCGCGCGATCGATGTCATGGCCTCGCTCGCCGAACTCGGCGACCAGGAGACGATCGTCTGCCGCCTGAACTCGCCGGGTGGATCGGTGCAGGAAGGCCTCGCGATCTTCAACGCGCTGCGCGCCAGCGGCAAGACGATCGAGATGCATATCGACGCCATGGCGGCGTCGGTCGCCTCCGTCATTGCGATGGCCGGCGACACGATCATCATGGCCGACAATGCGTCGATCATGGTGCACGACCCGTTCGTGATGGCCTTCGGCGGCAGCTCGGAAGAGCTGCGCGCGCTCGCCGACGAGATCGACCGGATGAAGTCGGTCATCCTCGACATCTACTCGAAGCGCACCGGCCTCGGCCGGCCCGAACTCGAAGCGATGATGGCGGCCGAGACGTATCTCTCGGCCAAGGATGCCGTCGCCAAGGGCTTCGCCGACAAGATCGAGAAGTCGAGGAAGGTCGCCGCCTGCGCGGTCCTCGACCCAGAAACCTTGGCGCGTCTCATCGCGCCGCCCAAGCTCCGCGCCGAACGCGCGGGTCCCTCGGCCCCCGCCGATCACAGACAGGAGAACCACATGCCTGAACCGAACCAGGCGGCGCCCGAGATCATCGCGGCCCGCGCCGAGGCCGCCCGCATGGAGCGGCAGCGCATCACCGAGATCCGCGCCGCCGTGCGCGGTGCCAGCCTCGGCGACGACTTCGCCGACGAGCTGATCGATGCCGGGCTGTCGCTCGACGACGCCAAGGTGAAGATCGTCGCCCGCGCCAAGGCGCCGGACGGCGCCGACATCCGCGCCGCCGCCGTCCGCGAGGAGCGCGAGCGCGTTGCCCAGATCGGCGCCGCGGTGCGCGCCGCCAAGTTGCCGGCCGAGTTCGCGGCCGAGCTCGTCGCCGCGCACCTCACGCTCGCCGAGGCGAACGCCAAGATCATCAACAAGCTGGCCGAGACGGCCGAGAATGATCAGGGCAACGAGTCGCCGACGCGCAGCCAGAACCGCGTCACGCTCGACGCCGTCGACAAGTGGCAGAAGGGCGCCACCGAAGGCCTGATGGCGCGCGCCGGCATGAAGGGCGGCGTCCGCAACGAGTTCTCGGGCCTGACGCTCGCCGAGCTGGCGCGCGCCTCGCTCGATCTCCGCAACATCCGCTCCGGCGCGATGGACCGGCTCGAGATGATCGGCACCGCCTTTACGCTGCGCAATGCCGGCCCCGGCTATCACTCGACGTCGGATTTCGGCAACGTGCTGTCGTCGGTCGCCTACAAGGCGCTGCTCACCGGCTACCAGGAGGCGGAAGAGACCTTCGAACAGTGGACCGGCACCGGTACGGCGTCGGACTTCCGCCCCGTCAACCGCGTCGATCTCGGGCTCTTTCCGAACCTCGACAAGGTGATCGAGGCCGGCGAATACACCTATGCCACGATCGGCGACAGCGGCGTCACCGTGCAGGTCGCGACCTATGGCAAGATGTTCGCCATCTCGCGGCAGGCGATCGTCAATGACGACCTCGACCAGTTCTCGAAGGTCCCGATGAAGATGGGCCGCGCCGCGAAGCGCACGATCGGTTCGCTGGTCTATGCGGTCATCAACAGCAACCCGACGATGCAGGACAGCGTCGCGCTGTTCCACGCGACGCATGGCAACCTCGCCGGCTCGGGCTCGGTGATCTCCGAGACCTCGCTCGGCGCCGCCCGCGCCGCGATGTCGCGCCAGAAGGACGATGCGGGCATCGCGACCGGCATCGGCGTCAAGCCGAAGTTCATCCTCGTGCCGCCGGAGCTGCTCGATCTCGCGATCAAGGTCATCACCGCCGAGACGACGCCCGGCGATGCCGGCCGGCCGCCGAACGCCGTGCGCAACATCGCGACGCCGATCAGCGACGGCCGCCTGACCGGCACCGCCTGGTACATCGCCGCCGACTCGGCGCAGACGGACACGATCGAGGTGACCTATCTCAACGGCCAGCGCGAGCCGGTGATGGAACAGCGCATGGGCTGGAGCGTCGACGGCAGCGAGTACAAGGTCCGCATCGACGCCGGCGTGAAGGCGCTGCACTGGCGCGGCCTCTACAAGAACCCCGGCGCGTGATCCTCGCGGGCGGCCGGGCGCCGCCCGCTCACCCTTCTCCTCATCAGGATCATCATCATGAAGAACTACATCCAGCCGGGTGACACGCTCACCCTGGCCGCTCCCTCGGGCGGCGTCGTCTCGGGCAACGCCTATCTGATCGGCGCCGGCATCTTCGGCGTCGCCAGCCAGACGGCGGCCGTCGGCGTCGATTTCGCGCTGAAGACGAGCGGCGTCTTCGAACTGCCGAAGACCTCGGCGCTCGCCATCGCCGTCGGCGACCTGCTCTACTGGGACAACACCAACAAGGAGCTGAACAAGACCTCGTCGGGCAACACGCTCGTCGGCGTCGCGGTCGCCGCCGCCGCCAACCCCTCGGCGACGGTGCGGATCAAGCTCATCCTCACGGCATGATCGACTTCGATCGCCTCGTGCTGGCGCCGGCCATGGCGGCATTCGCCCGGCCGGTCGCCTTTCTCCCGAAGGGCGGCGTGCCGTTTCTCGGGCGGGGCGATCTCCGCATGCCGACCGTCGATATCCAGATGGCGGATGGCGACATCACCACGGCGGCGCCGACGCTCGGCATCCGCCGCGCCGAGTTCGACGCGCTGCCGGTGCAGGAAGACGAGGTCTATGTCGACATCGTCCAGGACGATGCCGAGCCGCTCGGCTTCCGCGTGAGCGAGCGGACGCGGCGCTTCGTCGTCATGGATGTGCGGCCCGACGGCGAGGGCGACGTCAAGCTCGTGCTTGCCGAGGTCAGCAGCCCGTGACCGATTTCAACCGCGAGATCCGCGATGCGGCGATCGTGCAGCTGGAGACGCTCGTGCGGTATGCGCCGCCCGGGCGGCCCGGCGCCAAGGCACGGATCCGGCGCACGCCGTTGATGCCGCCGCAGGTAAGCGAGGTCCCCTGCCTGCTCGTCTATCTGACGGGGCAGCGCATGACCCCGCCGGGCGACGCCAATCATGGCGAGCCGAGATTCATTCATGAGGCGGTGCTCAACGTCTCCGGCATCCTGCGCGCCGACACGGCGGCGGACCTCGACGACCGGACCTCGGCGGCCTCCGCCGAGATCCTCGCGACGCTGCTCGAATCGCCGGAATGGCTGGCGCTGATCGAGGGCGTTTCCGACGTGACGCAGCGCGTCCGCTTCGATGATCAGGCCTATCTGGCCGCGATCGTGGAGACGAGCTTCACCGTCACCTATCGCAGCAGCTGGCCGCCGCGCGTCGCCGACACGTTCGGCAGCGTCAGCCTGCGCACGCCGGGCGACCGGCTCGGCACCGATTACGACCTCCCGACCTGAAGGACAGAACCATGCGTCTTTATCCCGCCGACCCGGCGGTGCCGCTTTGCGGCCCGGCGGGCGAGATCGTCGATCCTGTCGAAGGCGTCGAGGTCGACCCCAACGACGTGTTCTGGAACCGCCGCCTTCGCGACGGCGACGCCACCGCGACCAAGCCGGCGAAGCCGCGCGCCGCCAAGGCCGACTGATCCCTTTCAACCGACCGCTGCCGACAGGAGCGACCATGCCCATCTCCTTCAATGCCATCGCGGCGGATTTCAAACTGCCGCTCTACTATGTCGAGGTCGACCCGTCGCGCGCCGGCCAGGAGATCCTCGACCAGCCGGCGCTGCTGATCGGCCAGAAGCTCGCCGCCGGCTCGGCCACGGCCGACGCGCCGGTCGTGGTCGGCAGCCTGGCGCAGGCGCAGACGCTCTTCGGCATCGGATCGATGCTCGAGCGCATGGTCGCCACCTTCTTCAAGAACAACCAGGCGGCCGAGCTGTGGTGCCTCCCGGTCGTCGAGCCATCCGCCGGCAACGCCGCGACGGGTTCGATCGCGCTCACCGGCCCCTCGACGGCCGCCGGCACGCTCAGCGTCTATATCGCGGGGCAGCGGGTGCAGATCGCCGTCGCCGCGGCGGCTTCGGCGACGACGATCGGCGCCGCGCTGGCGACCGCCATCAATGCCCTGACGACGCTGCCGGTGACCGCCGTGAATTCGAGCGGCACCGTCAACCTCACCGCGCGCTGGAAGGGGCTCACCGGCAACGATATTCATGTCGCGCTCAATCTCGGCGGCGTCGCCGCCGGCGAGGCGCTGCCCGCCGGCGTCGGCGCCACCGTCACCGCGATGTCGGGCGGCACCGCCGCGCCGTCGCTGACCAATGCCATCGCGGCGCTCGGTGACGACCCGTACGAGTATGTCGCCTTCCCCTTCACGGACTCGACCTCGCTCGCGGCGATCGAGACCGAATTCGGCTTCGGCGATGCCGGCCGCTGGGGCTGGCTGCGCCAGCTCTACGGCCATATCTTCTCGGCGGCGCGCGGCACCTATTCGGCGCTGGTGACGCTCGGCAGCGCGCGCAACCAGGCGGTGACCTCCATCCTCGGCGTCGAGGTGGCGACGCCGACTCCCGTCTGGGAGGTCGCCGCCGCCTATGCGGCGCAGGCGGCGCGGGCGCTTCTGAACGATCCGGCCCGGCCGCTGCAGACGCTGGCGCTTGCCGGCGTCACGCCGGCCGCCAAGGGCGGGCGCTTCGCCGGCCTCGAGCGCAACACGCTGGTGAAATCCGGCATCGCCGTCACCAGCATCGATACGGACGGCACGGTTCGGATCGCCCGCGAGGCGACCGGCTATCTGACCAACCCGCAGGGCGTCGCCGACGGCGCCTATGACCTCGTCACGACGCTGGCGACGCTGGCGCGGCTCTTCCGCAACCAGAAGCGCGTGATCACGTCCAAGTATGGCCGGCACAAGCTCGCCAATGACGGCA